TCAGTAGCAGGTTGCCTCTGTCAGCCGAAAGCTATCTCCGTTGCTCGTGTGATCCGTCAGTGTGACCAGAGCTTCTTCCATTGGGCGGAGGGCTGTTGTTAGGTCGTTGGTCATGCCGACCTGCGTGCTACCGGAGATGATTGCGGCTTCGATATAGAGGGAGTTGGGGCACCCATCTACCGAGATGACGCGGAGCTTGCTGCACGACCAGTAGTCGCAGGTGTAGCTACTCTTCGGCTCCCATTTCGCAAAAATCCCACGCTTGACCTCCTGGTAGCCGTCAGCCTCGAGCTTCTGTGTTGGCGTCTTCTCGATTGGCTTCTGCGCCTGCGGCTCGCCGGGCGATTGCGTGGCGCTTCCGGCTACTCGCGGTGCGCTCATGGCGCCGACCACAGCGACCGCTCCGATACCTAAAGCCACGGTGACGATCAGTGCCGCTGCCGTGATACCCAGAGCTAGCCACACGCCGCCATTCTTCGACTTCCGCGCGCGTGCCGCGGTCCATGTCGTGCCGTCCCAGTACAGCTCTTGAGAAGGGTTCTGCGGGTGCGGATACCAGCCGGGGGATGCCATTCATGCAGGCTAGCGGAGGGGCATGCTTCCGATCACCCTGCCCGCCTCGACACGGCGGCATTGTTCGCGCCGCTCACGGTGGCCTGTAGTGTCTGGCTGCCGATGGTGAGGCCGACTCGATCGGCGATCTCGGTGAGCAGTGAGCGGTCGTACTGCGAGAGTTGGACGACGCTCGACTCGGGCGCGGATACGGTGCGTGTCGGCGCTCCGATGCGGTAGTCACTGCGCACGCGCTGGGCGCCGAGGGAACCGAATGGCGCGGCGCTGAGCGAGGCATCGAATGCGCCCGAGGTGGTGTTGGCGATTCGTCCCATCTGGCGAGTGAGGTCGCCTTCCCCGCCGCGGAGGCCCTTCACGAGGCCGTCGATAACGTTGCCGCCGTAGCCTGCGAACAGGCGGCTGGGCGAGTGGATGCCAAGCAGTGAGAGGAATCCACCGATAGCACTCTTGGCGATCTCGATGAGAGCCGATCCGACCGATCCTGCCGCGTTCCAGAGTCCCTTGACGAGGCCGGCGATGAGGTCGATACCGGCCTTGATGAGGGCGGGCACGAGTCGCGCGAGCGCATCGATCATGACCGGGGCGAGCGTGATCAGTGCGTCAACGAGTTGCGGGATGATCTGCGGAATCGCGGTCACTATTCCAGTGAACAGCTCGACTGCGGCCGTGATGAGGCGGGGGAGCATCCCCACGACAGATGACACGAGACGGGGGAGCAACGTGACGATGCCCTGCACGAGTGGCGGAATGATCTGCGGGATTGCCTCGACGAGTGACATGAACAGCGAAAGCGCCGCTTCGGCGAGTCGGGGGAGCAGGGAGAGAATCGCGCCGAGCAGCGTGGGGAGCAGGCCGACGAGGGCGTCCACGAGGGGCGGGATGATGACCGGCACGGCCTCGATGATTGAGGTCAGTACCTGGACGGCGGCGGCGAGGATGCCGGGGGTGAAGTTGCTCAGCGTCTGCACGATGTCGGGGAGCAGTGTGGCGAGGCTTGCGATCAGCGGTGGGACGACTTGAACGACGGCCTGCACGATCCCAGTGAGTGCGGTCAGCGCGGCGCCGAGGAGCATCGGCGCGTTGTTCGCGAGGAACGTCACGACCGTCGTGATGAGGGTTGCCGTCGATTCGACGACTCGGGGAAGGATCTCGCCCGCGGCGTCGAGGATGCCGCTCAGAGCGCGGAGGGCGGCGTCGACGATCGCGCCGCGGGCGTCGAGCAGGGTGTCGGCGATGCCCGAGATGTCGAACCCATCGCCGGAGAGCAGCGAGGCGAATGCCTCTCCGATGCCCCCGGCGATCGCCTGGAAGGTGGGCGAGTCCGCCAGCGAGACGAAGAGGTCGTTTACCTTGTTGAGGCCGTTGGTGATGGGCGGAAGTAGGTCGGTGACGAACATCTCGGTGAGGGCGCCGAAGCTGTTCTTCACTTTCTCGACGGTGCCGAGGAACGTGCCGCCGAACGCTTCGGCGCTGCCGCCGAATTGCTCTTGCAGGACGCCCAGGATGATGCCCTGAGCGCCCGCAACGTCGCCCACGGCGGTCATTTGCTCGACCATGGCCTTCTGGTCGGCGGTGAGCTGCACGCCGACCTTCGAGAGCGCGCCGACGCCTTTGATCGGATCGTTTAGCGCCTTGCCGACGAGGGTGGCAGCCGAGGTCATGTCGGTACCCATCGCGACAGACATGTCGAGGGCGCTCTTGGTGGCGGCGTCGAAGTTGGTGCCCTTGATGTTGGTGAACGTCAAGAGCATGTTCTGCCCGGCCTGGATCGTCTCGGCCTCGACGCCGGACATGCGCTCGAGCGAGTCGGCGAGGCCGGTGATCTGGTCGATCGAGCGCTCCGCCGCGCCGCCTGTGGAGGTGAGCGCGGCGGAGGTCTGGGCGTTTAGTCGCTCAACCTCGGCGACCGCCTTGAAGGCCTCGACGCCGAGCGCGCCGATCGCGACCCCGGCGCCAACAGCCATCGCGCCGACCGCCACGCCGATGCCGGCGAGGCCCTTACCGAATGCGCCCAGCCCGCCTGCGGCGTCGTCGAGGCCGCTCTTGAGCTGTTTGGTGTCGGCGAGTACGGAGATCGCGATGGTCTGCCCGGCCATGGGTTAGCCCTTCTTGGCTCGCTTGTTGTGCGCGCGGATGAGTGCCTCGCGCTGGGAGAGGGTGAGCGCCCAGAACTCGGACGGCGAGAGGGAGAGACTCACGACGAACGTCGCGAGGTCCTCATCCCACGCCTCGGGGTCTACTCGGTAGGCGTTGCCGGGGAGGTCTTGGCGGAGCGGGACGCTTTTGGGGCCTTGTCCTCCGTCGTTGCGATCGCGTCGGAGGCCTCCGTGGTCTTGATGCCGAGGATCTCGTACGCCTCGGTTATCGTCAGCGCGGTCGCCTCGTTCCACGAGAACTCGGGGTGTCCCTGGCGGCGCCTGTAGACGAGCGCGAGAGCGGCGAGCATGTTGCCCTTCGGCGCGCTCGAATCGTCGAGCGAGGCGAGCGAGTACCCGCCGAGCTTCTCGACGGTGGCGATCTCGCCGAGGGTGAGGGATGCGGAGTCGATAGCCATGATGGCGGTCCTTTCAGGTGAGGTCGTGCTGTTTGAGGAGGTCGGCGATCCCGGCATCGAGTTGCTCGAAGATGCGGGATCGGTTGGCTTGGAGGGCGTCCGTGAGGAACGGGCGCGCCGGGATGCCGCGTGCGGGCCATCCGTAGTGGACTACGCCGGCGTAGGGCGCTTTCGCGCCGCCCGCGCGCACGACGGCTTTTGTCTTCCCGCGCCCGGCTCGGATGGTGGATGCGAGGCGCCCTGACTGCTGCGGGGGCGCTGCGGCGTCGACGACGATCGAGCCGATCGCGTGCATTAGGTCTTTGAGGTCGTCGGCGGAAGCGCCCGCCGCTGCGAGCTGGCGCTGTGCGGTGCGCAGGCCCTCGACGCGGATGCGGCCGGGGCCGTTTGTGATTTCGAAGGAGTCGCCCATTACGCGCTCCCGAAGGCCGAGAGGCCGTAGGGCGAGACGCCGAACCCGTTCAGCACGGTTTCCGCTGTGAGTTCTTCAGGCTCGCCAACGACGAGCCACGCAAACTCGAAGATGAACGCGCGATCGCCCGCCGCGCCGCCGAGAGCGGGCCGCGGGCCGATCTGCAACTCGCCGACGTAGTGCGGCGCGTCGGCTGTGGGGGTCGCGTTGCCGTTGGGGGCGAAGACGTAAGGCACGGTGTCGCCGGACCTGTCCCACGCGAAGCGCCAGAGCGCGCCCGTGCGGGTGTTCTGATACGCCTCGCCGCTGAGAGTCCACTGCTGGACGGGGAACGGCAGGGCGAGCGAGTCGTCGTCACTGTCCTCGGGCGCGAGGTGCCCCTCCGTCAACTCCGCCCAGCGCTCTACGCCGTCCAGCCAAAGGGCGGGGCGCATGCGCGGGGCGGAGTAGACGGGCAGCATGGATCAGGCGGAGGGGAGTCGCGCCGGCTCGCCGACGACATCGAACTCGAAGTCGAACTCGTACCCGGAGCTACCGGCGTCGCCGCCGATGCTCGGACGCTTGCCGACGCTGAGCGTTCCGGCGTAGTGCGGCTGGGTGGCGCTGGCGGTCGTGTTGCCGTGCGGGGCGACAGTGAAGGCGACATCCTTACCCGCGTTGGCCCACACGTACTCCCAGAACGATCCGGAATCGTTGGACTGGATCGCGGTGCCCGAGAGCTTCCACGCGGCGGCGCCCGTAGCGATCTCGCCGAAGGTGGGGCCGTCGAGGTCTTCCGGCGCGAGCGTCCACGTCTTCACGTCCTGCCAGACCTGGACGCCGGGCGAGCCGAGAGTGAACGAGAGCTTCTTTCCGCGAATGCGATTCGACATGAGGGGGTTTCCTTTCAGGAAGTGGGCGCGGGAGGTCGGACGAGTACCCGCGCGGAGATGATCGTGACGAGGAATGACGAACCGGAGGCGGGCGCCCATGTGATCGGCTGGGCGACGCTTTCGACCGCGATCTCGTCGGACTCGAGGGCGGTGACGGCTGTGGCGATCAAGTCGTCTAGGGAGTCGCTCAGGGCGGCGTTGTCGCCCTGCCCTGCGATGATCCAGATATCGAGGCGTAGCGCCCGCTCGCCGAACAGCTCACCCGGGCCGAGGTAGGGGTCTCCGGGGAGGACCATGGCCACGGTCCCACGCGGGGCGCTCGGCACGCTGATCGTTCCGGTGATGCCCGCGGCGGTGAGAAGGTCAGCGACCTCCTGCCGCTCGGCGGTGAGCCAGCTCATGCGATCCCCCTCGGGAGGAACGGCGCGAGCATGTCGCGAGCAGCGATCATCGGATCGCGGGCGACGCGGATACCGCCGCCGTTGCCGTCGGGCGTGGCGAATTGCGTAATCCCATTCGGGGCGCGGCGTCGGTGGTACAGCTCGGCGCCGACCTCGAGTACAGCACGATCCCGGATCGCCTCGGGGACCGGCACCGACCCGACGTGCTGGGCGATGAGCGCGATCGCCTCCTCCCAGCACGCCGCGACGAACGACTCATCCTTCGATGCGAATGCGAGATCCGATGAGACGTAGGCCTTGAGGTCGGCGACGGTCATACCCATGGCGGAGCCGATCAGCTCGCGGCGAGCTTGACGGGGACGAGGCCGACGGGCACCTCGGCAGCTACGGCGCCGTAGCGGTAGACGGCGAACGCCTTGGAGAGGTTGACGATGTTCTCGTCAGTGAGCGAGACGAGTGCCGAGTCGTAGGCCTTGATCGCGCGCTTGTTCACGATCACGGCCTTGTCGCCCGTCTGGCCCTCGTCGAGTCGAACGTCGATGCCGGCGAAGTCGCCGCGGAGGCCGGGGAGGTCGAGCGTTCCGCTCGCGTTCTTGTCGTGCACCTGGAAGACGCGCTCGCCCGTGACGGTCAGCGCTCGCAGCGCCTTGAACACAGATGCGGAGACGAGGATGCGATCGATGGTGAGGTTCTCGCCCTCGAGCTTGATCGCGGCATCGATGAGCGCGTTCTCCCAGTTGCCCGCGGTGGAGGCCGCCAGGGTTGCGCCGAGCACGACAACTCCGCCATTGGAGGCGACGCCCTCGCGGGCCGTGATGAGCGAGTTGTATGCGGCGCGCATGACGGCCTTCTTGCGAGCGCCGGCTGCGGTGGCGAGCGCCTCGAGCGAGGTGTTCAGCACATTGACCGTGGAACGCTCGATGCTCTGGCGGGTGAGCTGCGTTCCGCCCGCGTAGGTCTTGACCGGGGTGGTGCGGGTCGTCAGCGAGACCTTACCGAACGTGATGTCGTCGCCTTCGGCGGCCTGCTCGTTCACGGTGATCGTGTTGGGGCCGACCTCGACAAACTCGAGCGTGTTGCCCGTCTCGCCGAGGGTGCCGGTCGCGAACGTCTCCGCCAGTGCGCCCGAGGAGGCGTCGAAGATGCGCACGAGGTCGATAAGGCCCTGCGGCTTGACGACGGTATCGGCGGAAGTGCCGCCCGTGTAGGCACGCTCAGCGAGAGCGGCCTCGTAGGTGCGGACTGTCGCCTCGTCGCCCGAGGCGATGGCCTTGAGGATCTCGCCTGCGGTGCGGTTATCGACAGCGGGCGTCTCGTCGCGGTCGGCGGTGCGGAGGCCCTCGACAGTGCGGCCGAGATCCTCGATGGCGCCGCGAAGTTCGGTTACTTCGGCGGCGGTGATGGTGTCAGTCATGGGGGACTGCCTCTCTGCGGCGCGGGCCGCGGGGTTGGGTGCCGCCGCGTGGCGGACATCAGTGACGACGGCATCGCGGGAGTACGCGCCGAACGGAACAAGGGAGGTTTCGCGGACTTCGATGCGAGTGCGCGTGATGTCGCCGGTCTCGTCGTCCTCGCGGTGCTCAAGCGGGAGAAACCCGATCGACAGTTCGTCCACGACGCCATCGCGGAGGAGCGTGTACGCCTCGTCACCGCGTGGCGTCTCGGAGATTCGGGCCGTGATCTCCCAGCCCTTATCGGTGTCGCGATGTGCAGTGAGGAGGCCGATCGGCTCGGAGTGGCGCCAGTAGAGGAGCACTTTGCCCGAGGTGGGGAGGTTCACGGCGCCGCGCTCGATCGTCTCGCTATAGATGCCCGCGATGTCGGCGGGGGTGTCGTACGGCACGGCGATGCCGGTGAAGGTGCGCGCCTCGGTTTCGTCGGCGCGCACTTGGAAGGATCGATACTCGAGTTCGGTCATGCGGCGGCCTTCTCATTGGTCGGCGCCGCTGCCGGCGCGGGGTGCGGAGAGAGTGGGGGGCGATCGTCGATGCCGGCGACCTCGGGGAGGTTCTCGATCTTGCGGACCTCAGAGGGGAGCAGCCAGCCGGCGGCGATGCCGGCCGCGTGGGCGGCGTAGCGGCTCTGCGTGTCGAGTCGAAGGAGCGATTCGGGGTTGAAGCGTGCGCGCTGGCCCCGCGGGAGGACGGCGGTGAATGCGTCCTCGATCTCACGGAGATCATCGGCAAGCCCGAACTTCACCCACGAGGCGAGTTCCTGGCCGATGTTCGCGTACGTCATCGAATTGCCGTCGAGGGCCGCCATCATGAGCGTGAGCGGCACGCCGAACAGGCGGGCGACGCTTGTCGTGCTCCACTGCTGCGCTTCGATCCACTGCGCGTCGGCGGGTGACAGGTTGAATGGCTTCAGCTCGAGGCCGCCATCCACGACGATCGCGCCGTTGGTGTGGTCTGCCGTGGCGGCGTGCAGTGCCTTTCGCGACTCGACGGCGCTTCCGGGGCCGAGCTGGGGGAGGCGTTGGTCGGTCGACCAGTAGCCGCCCGTAGGGAGGCCGCTGTCGCGGAACCACGCCGCGGCGTAGTCACGCACGTCGAGCGCGCCGCGCAACTCCGCTCGGGCCGCATCGATCGGCCCGAGGCCATAGGGCGTTCCCGGCACGCGGAGTTTGCTCAAGTGCTGGATCTCGGCGAGGGCGAGGTCGTAGCCGCGATACGCGTAGCCGGTGACGCGCCCGCCGCTCGTCGTGCGGATCGTAACCTCGTGCGGGTCGAGCACCTCGAGCGAGTTGACCGATCCGGCCGAGTCACGGCGAATGCGCCAGTATGCGTTCCCGGCAAGGTTGAGGCTCACGGCCGTGCGCTCGATGAATGGGCCGAGAGCGAGGCCGGTCAGGGGGTCCGGCGTGCGGATGATGGCGGGGGTTGCGATGATCTCGCCGCCGCGTTCCACGTCGACAGACATCTGTCGAAGCGCCATCGCCCGGATAGACACCGCCCGGTAAACGGCGATGAGGGTGAGCGCCTCATTCGAGGTGACGGCGATGGTGCTACTACGGCTGGGGATCGTCAGGCCGTCGCCGGACGCCTCACGGCGCTCGGGGGCGCTGCCGAACAGATATTCGGCAATCCGATCCAATGTCTTACCCATTGGTTAGATTTTATGATCGATTCCGGGGTATAAAACGAGGTTCTTTACCCCACCTGAATTCCGATCGCATCCGGGGTCTGATCGAGCACGAGAGCACCGAGCGCGATTGCGTTTAGCGCGTCTACGTGCGTCGCGGAGTCCGCGCGCGAGATCCGGAATCCGTCGCCAGCAGTCTTCCGTACAGCTCGCGGCACCTGTGCGCTAAGGAGAGGCTCGCCGCTGTGGCGGAATCGCCCTGCCCGGATCAGGCCGTGCAGCAGGGCGGCGGCGTTAGTGGCGTCGGCGAGCGTGCCGATGTGCACGGGGTACCCGTACTCGCCGATAGTGCGGCCGAGCTTCCGGAGAGTGTAGCTGTCCATCGCGAACGCGACGGGGGAGAGGCGGGCGAGGTCGAGTGCGATAGTGCGGAGTTGCTCGAACGTCGGTCGGACGAGGCTCGCGACGAGGCGCTCGTGAATGCGCCCCCCCTCGTCGCGGGCGATCAGCGCGAACGTCGCATAGGTCCACCCTGGGGTCGCGTCGATGGCAACGACTGGCGGAGATGAGGGAAACGCCTCGCCATCGCTGCGGCGTGCGGCGTGCCAGTCTTCGGCGTCGATAAACGGCGCGGTGACCGACGAGAGGAACTGATTCAGGTGGTACCGGATCACGTCAGGCTTCGATTTGCTACGGACGATGCTCACGAGTGCGGCGAGGTCAGTGCGCCCACTCGCGACGGCGGGGTTAGCCATCGCGAGCCAGCGCTTCAGGGTTGCGTCATCGTCCGGGATGCGCGCCTCGGGCGCTTCCCATACCCAGAACCCGACTCGGTTTACGCCGCCGTCCGCGATCGCTTCGGCGCCGAGCTTGTAGAGGTCGATGAGCAGTTCGGACGATGCGTCCCCCGCGGTCGTGATGCCGACGACGAGGCAGTCGGGGCGCGCGCCCGTTCCCGACACGAGGTCGCCCCAAAGCGCGCGGCGGAGGATATGCAGTTCGTCGACGAGTCCGAGGTCGATCGGTAGACCCTGGAGGGCTGCGGACTTTGCGGCCTTGATCTCGTATCGTCCGCCCGACTTTGTGCGGATGCCGCGGGTATCGGTCAACCGATGGAACAGCTCAGATAGCTCGGGGTTGGCCGCTACGGCGTCCATTGTGCGGCGGTACACCAGGCCCGCCTGCTCGGCGCTGGAGGCTATGCCGATGACGAGCGCGCGGCGTGAGCGGAGCAGGCGCCACAGTCCGAGGGCTGCCGCGATCTCCGTCTTGCCATTCTGTCGGCCGAGAGAGACGACGGCCTGCTGCCAGCGCAGTTGCCCGGCGCGCTCGTGGCCTTCGGGGAAGACTTCGAGGATCGCGCGGATCAGGTGGATTTGCCACGGCTCGAGCGCGTAGCCGAACGCGCATGCCCAGATGATCGCGAACGCCCTCGCGTACGGGTCGAACGCACTCTTGAAGTCGGGCGCGAGCGGCGGCGTGTGGCGCGTTGGCGGCCACGGGGCGATGTCGGCGAACGGCTGCGCCGTCACTGTGCGACCTTCCGAGAGCGCTTGAGGCCCAGCTTCCGCGCCCACACGTAGGGGCGCGATGCTTCTACGCCGAATGCCGCGCCGATGTCGGCGGCTCGCGCGCCCGCCATCCACATCGCGCGGAACTCATCCTCGCGACCGTCCAGCGCGCTCGGCAGGCCGGGGCGCTTGGCAGTCTTACCTCGTCGGCGAGGCTCGGCCGGTGCGGACATCCATTCACCGGTCGGCAGCTCTCTCGACATGCGCGTACGCGGCCACGAGCCGCCAGGCGGGGGCGTAAAGATGCGATCGACCTCCGCGTCGGTGAATCCGACGCCTCGGAGCAGCGCGCGCGTCATCGCGCTTGGTTCAGACATCGCGGGTCTCGCGGGGTCGGCGTCCCGCTCGGCGCTGGGGGAGGCCGAGGCGCTTAGCCGCGCATCGAACTCCGCTGTACGTGAGGCCGACGGCGGTGGCGATGTCGGCGCAACGCGCGCCAGCGTTCCACATGGCCGCGATCTGGGCGTCTCGCGCCTGGATGCCGTGGGGGCGGGCGAGGTGCGGGGCGTACTTATTGACGACGAACGAGACGTACGCGTGCGTGCAAGCAACCTCGGCGGCAATCTCGACGAAGGTCAGGGTCGAGGGTGCGAGTTCGATGATGCGCGCGCGGCGAGCGCGAGCGTCGAGATGCAATCCGAACGGTGGCCGCTGCCTCCCATTGGCGCAAGCCACGTTCGATACGGTCCTCGTGCTGCGCCCCACCTCTGCGGCGATCTCGGCATGAGACCTGTCGGCGTCGAGTAGCTCAAGGATGCGTTCGCGCTCGACCTCGGTCACGCGCCCGCGCGGCATCAGCGAGCACTTCCGGCCGGCGCCATCGGGATCTCGTAGCCGAGTCGCTCGAGGCCGAGTCGCGCGGCCTCGAACCTCATGAGGTGAGGATCAACCTGCGCGGCGACGCGCGCCGCCACCTCTTGGGGTGCGCGCATCGATTCGGTGAGCCATCGCACGCCCGCGACGCGCCCGATTGCCTGCCCCGCCTCGAAGGCGAGCGCTACAGCCTCGTTCGTGGTCGTGTCGGTCATGCCATCGCCTCCTCAAGCGCTGCGCCGAGCGGCGACTTCGACGGGGCTGCCTGCGGTGCTCGTGCGATCAGTGCGCGGTAGGCGACGCCGTACGCGTTGTGCAGTGCGGCGGTCGGCTCGGCGTCGATCAGCGCCGCGAGCGAGCGAAGCATCGCGAGTGCGGGGGCGTCAGCGGGGGAGAGCCAGGCTTTCCCGCCACGAATCATGGCCTCCGTCGCCGCTGTGAGTGTCTTTCTGGACGAAATCGTCAACCTTCGACCTCTCCTTGAATGTTTGCGAGTCGTTTGTGCAAAGAAGAGGTGGGGGCGGGGCTGGCGTGCATCCGCTCAGAAAAACGAGTCAGCACGGCAGACCGTTCGGGAAGATCTCGCGGTCCCACCACGTCACGCGAACGAGGGGGCGGTCACCTTTCGCCGAGTTGCACGAGCGGCACATCGATGCGAGTTCGCTGTCGTCGTAGACCTTGCCCGCGTTATGGATGACCGCCTCGATGTGATCGACGGTTGCGTCGTGCCGCGGATCGGGATGATCGAACGCGAGCCACGATCCGCACGAGGTGCACACCCAGCCATCGCGATCCAGCACGCGCCGGCGCTGAGCGTTCCACGCGGCACCGCTGGCACTCGCGACGCTCATGCGAGCGCACCCATGCCGGACGGGCGAGGGGCGCCATCCGGGGTCACTGCCGAGCGGAGGGTGGGCATCCGCACGAGGGGGGCACCCGGTAATTGCATACTCGACATGCAATAAGACTACGGGCGTAACGAGGGGTGTTCCCGAGGTGGAATCAACACGGGTGGAAAGGTGGAAGGTGGAAGCCCTTCACTCGGTGAGTGGCCACCTTCGATTGAATCGAGCGATGGTGTGAATTAGAGCCTGACCAGGCATTTAATGATTGAACAAGTCGATTCTAGATATTGTCCATCGTCCACCTGAATGAGGCGTTTCCACCTTCCACCTTTCCACCTTTGAGGGTCGGGGTGGAAACGACCGACGGGCACGAGTCGTTGGCCTGACTCGTGCCCGTCGGTGTATTCCGTCGTCACCAGGACTCGGCGGCGCCGGTCGCGAGCAGTCCGTCCCAGAGGGTTCGCTGGTATGCGCCGAGGCTCTTTCGTGCTGCGCCCATCGTCATCCCCTGTGCGCGCTTCTTGCGCATCTGCGCCAGGACGGTCTGTTCGCGGAGCACATCGCCGGCGCCCGCTGCCTCTTGGTCTGCCTGCGCGATCGCGCGCAAGACCTTGCGGCGCGTCCGACGCGAGTGCTCGATGACGAGTCCGGCGAGGTCCCAGTCCTCGTCGACGAGCGCCGCACGCCCAGCCATCGCCATGAGGCACGCGGCGACCTTTGCGCGGAGCATCGCCGAGTGCGACTCCATCGGGTCGAGAGCGCCAGCGAGCGAGAGGTCGCGCTGCCGGTCGAACTCGGCCTCCATGTCTCCGGTCGCCTCGATCGTTTCGATGCCGCGCCAATCCGGGCGCCCGAGGCGCATGCGCTCGGGGTAACGACCGTCGCGACGGAGGCCGACGAACGGGGCGTATTCGCTGTCGAGCCATAGCATCCGGCCCGGCAGACCTCCCGCCGCTTCGTCTGCCGACATGATGAGGTGCGCGCGAGCGGGCTGGACGTTCAGCGTCGCCACGAGTCGGTACGCGTTCGGCGGGATCTCGATACCGTCGCCCGCGGCCAGCTTGCGGCCGAGCGGTGCGCCGGACTCGCCCGACTTGAGGTACTCGAGGACCGTCGCCCCCTGGCGGGCCTGCACGGCGTTCAGGCGCCCCACCTCATCGAAGATCACGCGGGCCATGTGGTCCGCGGAGCGCCAGATGAGGTCGCCGCGCTTCACGTCGAGTTCTTTGTCGTCGCGGGTCGCGATGTGTCCGAAGAGGGAGGCGATGGCCTCGCCCGACCCCACCTCGTGCGCGTAGCCGAGGTCGCGTCCGAAGTCGAAGATCTCCGCCACAGCGTTCTCGGTGGCCGTTTTTCCACCGCCCGTCGATCCGACGACGGCCAGCAGCAGGTTCACCGGGCGCCGGCCAAGGAACGAGCGGAACGGGATGTCGTACGGGATCGACGCCGCCGCACGGCCGAGCGTGCCGCCGAGCATCGCCCAGGGGCTGAGCTTGAACCGACGCGCCTGCGCCATCAGGTGCTGGATCTCTCGACGGTCGGACGCCCAGAAGCCCTCCGGGTCAACAACGCCCGCCGACGCGGCGGTGAGGCCGTCGGTCGCCTCCGCTGCCGCGGCACGCTCGGCCTTAAGGCTTGCGTCTCGGTACGCGCGCTGCCACATCCAGCCGCCGGATTGGATCGCCGGATGGCCGGCTGCCACGACGCCGGCAGCGACGGCCTGCGTCATCATTTCCGCGGCGTGGGCGGCGGCCTCTTCGTGCGTCGGCAGGCTATCGAGGGTGGCCGCGCTCACGCGGCGTTCTCCGTGCGGAGGCGCTCGAGCACGGCGATGGCCACGCGGCGGGCGAGGTCATCGCGTAGTGCTTCCAACTCGGCGTCCAGCCGGTCGTTCTCCGCGGCCAACTCGGCAACGTGCTCGCGCCAACTCTCCACCTCGGCGCGGAGCGCGGCGATCTCCTCGGCGTGCTCCGCACTCCGGTACTCGGTCAGCACCGAGATCACGGCATCAGCCTCGGCGTCGGATTCGAGGTACAGAAAGCGCCGATGACTCAGCGACAGTCCAGCGGATTGGCCGGTGCTGATGAGGAGGGTCACGCCATCGCGCGTGAGGCTCTCGCCGCCGTGGTACGCGCTCACGCCGCCGCCCCCTTCACGTGCGAGCCGAGTTCGATGCGCCCGATCGCAGTGAAGGGGATCACCGACTGCCGCTGCCGCTCGGTGTCCTCGACGAGGATGGTGATGTCATCCTCTGCCAGCACGACGCCGCTGATCGGCGCCCAGCCTCCCGAGCTTGCAGGGAACACGCGGACCCGTCTCCCGGTGATCGAGGTGCTCTGTTCGGTCATTCTCTTTCCTTTCCTAGTGAGGTCTGTCCTCCTTGCTGCGTATTTACTTGTGCTGTCACAACCAGGCTATGGCCGCTTTTGGGGGTCTTTCCGAGGTCGCGGTGAGAGTGTTTATGCCCTCTAATCAGGCTCTACGCATTCCGGCCACGTTTGTGCGTGATCTCCGATATCTCCCCGCGGAGGCTGGCGATCTGCGCCTCGATCTCATTCAGGCCCAGCGCGATCGTCGCGAGATCGTGGGGCTGGATTGTGATCTCCCGCATGCGGAGCAGTTCGCCCCTATCTGCGTCGAGCTGGGCGATGCGGGCCTGTAGTTCCACGATCTGCCGCGCCTTGCGGATTGCGTGCGCGGTCGCCATTTCGACCGCGCCGTCGCTCGGGAGGCCGTACGGGGCAGCATCGCGGAGCGGCTTGAGGGCGATGTTCATTGCAGTGTCGAGGGCATCGGCGTACCCGCGCCAACCCAACTCGTGCCGGATCGCCTCATCAGCGACGCCCTCCATCAGGCCACCTCGCAGAACCAGTCAGCGGCCAATCCTTCGGCGATGCACGCGGCAGGCGCGGGTGCCCCGACTGATTGGCGCCAAGCCCGATGCTCCGCCTGTGCCTCCTTCCATTCATCCCTCACGATGGCCTCGGCCCACCAAAGGGCTGCGGTCGTCTCTTCGTTCATAGCTATCTCCTTCGTTGTCGGCGGTCGTACTGCGCGCCCCCGGCAGGATTTGAACCTGCGACCAACGGATTAGAAGGCCGTTGCTCTTCCGCTGAGCTACGGGGGCATGTTGCGGCGCTACGTGGTCGACTTCCTCGCGGCGGCCCTCGCTTTGGCTGCCTCGTGATCGCGTACCTCTTGGTGCGTGATGACTTGGATGCGCCCATGCGGGTCACCCGGCTGATTGACGCGAACGGCGGCGAGGGTCGCGCGCACGAGGTTGCGCCGCGCGTCCGCGCCGAGCGACGCCCAGTGGTCGAAGAACACTTTGCGGGCAGTACCCATCGACTCCTCCGCTGCCTCGAAGGCCGCGTCGTCGGCTCCGAAGGAGTGCCACCACTCGTCCACTGCGGCGAGCGCGGCGCGCGCTGCGGCGATGACGGCGAGCTGCCCGGTGTCGGCACGTAGGGCGTCGATTCGCTCGCTCAGGTCGTCATGCTCGGCCTGCAAGCGGCGCGCGCGTGCGAGGTCGCTTGGATCGCCAAACTCTGAGTACATCTCTTTCGACCGGGCGACCTGTTCGGCAATTGCCGCGCGTTGCACGATGAGGTCACGCTGAGCCTCGCCCTCCGTATCCGCGGGGGACTCATGTCGGAGTGCATTCAGCACATCGATCGGGACGCGCTCCTCGAGCAAATCGGCTTTGATTCGTGCGTGTCCAGATGGGACGCGGCGCCCCGGTGTACGCGTAGCTTGCGCAATCTCTTGGCAGACATACGCGGGGCCGCTCTTCCCGTGTGATGCCCAGCGTCCCACGACGAGGTGCGCGCCGCATGAGCATGACGCGACGCCCGACAGGAAGCGGTCAACTGTTGGGCGCCCCTTGCACTCCGGTCGGGCCGTGGTCAGGATCGCCCGAGCTGTCTCGAAGGTCTCCGTATCGATGATCGGCTCGATCCTCGATACGGGCTGAACCTTCCCGTTGGCGACCAGAACGCCCGCGTTGCGCTCACGTAGGAGAGTGTTTCGCACCGTGACGGCAGACCACTCATTGCCGCGCATCGACCGCCAGCCGGTGTCGTTCCACTCGCGCGCGATCTCGCGCACGGGGGAGCCGTCGAGCACGGCGACGTAGGCCTCGCGCAGCAGGGCGGCCTCGCTCTCGCGCGGCGTCATGCCATCCTGCTCGAATCCGAAGACTCGCGGGCGTGGCGCGGGCTGGCCGCTCTTTACGCGCTCGGCATTTCGTGCACGCTTGCGTTCGCCGGCGCGTCCAGCCTCGGCGGCATCCCAGACCGCGATCGTCAGTGCGACCGCGCGGCCGTCCTCGGTGTTGAGGTCGTACTCGGGCGATGCCTCGAACTTGAAACGGAGTCCGCGCGTCCGCGCGAGGTCGATGAGCTGAACCCACTCAGCGGCGCGGCGGGTGAGGCGGGACATGCTGTAAGCGACGATCACTTCGAACTCTCCGCGATCGGCCGCTGCGAGCATCGCGTCGAAGCTCGGACGAGGCTTTCGGGAATTGCTCGATGCGCTTACGTCGTTGTCCTCATAGATGGCCACAACCTCGAGGCCGTTGCGATCGGCAACGCGGCGCCCGATGGCGACCTGGGCGGCAACGCCTTCGCCTTCGCCCTTGTGATCGGCGGAGATCCTCGCATAGAGAGCAGCTTTAAGTGACAC